TCACACTCAGTGTCGGTTCCATAACAGGCATCACGGTGTTTTATGGCTAAGTCACCAGCATGGACACGCAAGGAAGGCAAGAACCCCGAGGGTGGCTTGAACGCCAAGGGACGGGCTTCGGCCAAAAAACAAGGGATGAACTTGAAACCTCCCCAGCCGGAAGGCGGCAGCAGGCGCGACTCTTTTTGCGCAAGGATGAGTGGAATGAAAAAGAAACTCACCAGCGAAAAAACCGCCAAAGACCCGAACTCGCGTATCAACAAAAGCCTTAAGGCTTGGAACTGCTAAGGAATTATCATGGCCAACACGATGACCCAAAAACAACAAGCTAAACAGGCTATGCTTGATATGCAAAAAGAGCAAGCGGCTAGACCCAGAACCGGGGCTCCGGGTCCTGAGATGCCAACATTTGGCCCCGAACCAGAAATGTCCCCTGCAGATAAAGCCAGAGAGGCTGTAGAGCTTGCGAAGAAAGTAACCGCCAATACACCAAAGCCTACCCCTGTGAAAGACGCCCGTAAAAACGTGCAAGATGAGCGCAGCCAACTAATGGCGGCAAAAACGCAGCTGGACATGGCGAAACAGGCGCGGGACCAAATGATGGCAAAAAAAGCTGCTACGGGTAAAACCCCAAGCGCACGCCCCGTACCTAAGCCCACCACAGGTATCCCTGATTTAGACACTCCAATGCTACTAGCTCCACCGCCTACGCCGGGGTACGACATGCCCCCTCCAATGGCTCCAGCGCCTAGGCCGTTTAACATGGGGAACGACTTGCCGCCAATTCGTAGCAGCCCAACACCTGAGCCGGGGTATAACATGCCCTCAGCAATGCCGGGGGGAAAGCCCGGTGGGGCCCCCATGACAATTCCAAAAGCACCAAGCCAAAGTATGGCGATGCGTAAAGGCGGTGCGGTGCGTAGCAAACCTCAGACCAAGTTTGCCTCTGGTGGCTCTGTAGGCGGCGCTTCGCGGCGCGGCGACGGTATTGCCCAGCGCGGTAAGACCAAAGGCCGGATGTGCTGATATGACTGATTATCACGACACCGTCAAAAACACCTTAGACGTGCTATCGGTCGTTGCAACGATAGGATCGTTCTTAGAAATGTTTACCCCTATTTTTGGTTTGATTGGCGCAATCTGGACGCTCATGCGAATTGCAGAGATGGTCACCGGCAAACCTTTTGCGGAGCTCATTCGCCGAAAGAAACCCGATGCCCTCGACAAGTAAAAAGCAGCACAATTTCATGGCGGCAATAGCACATAGCCCTGCGTTTGCCAAAAAAGTAGGGGTTCCACAGTCCGTGGGGCAAGACTTTGACACAGCCGACAAGGGCCGTAAATTTTCAAAAGGTGGAAGTATGGCTAAGAGCAACATGAAAGACGATACCAAGCAAGACAAAGCTATGGTTAAAAAGGCCTTCAAGCAGCACGATGCGCAAGAGCACAAAGGCGGCAAGGGTACTACCCTGAAGCTAGCCGAGGGCGGTATGGGTGGCGGTGAGAGCCCCAGCGGTATGGGTGGCCAAGGAGGTGGTATGAGTATGGGGCGTCCGGGCCGAGGAATGGGGGTTCCCCCTCGCCCTGCAGCGCGTCCAGTACCTCGTCCTGCGCCTCGTCCTATGGGTGGGGGCACGGGTGGAATGGGGCGTCCTGACAATTACGGCCCCGGTGGCGGTAGTATGGGTGGCGGTAGCATGGGTGGTGGCGGTATGAAAAAAGGTGGAGCAGTAGGCTCTTTCCGTTCCGCAGCCAACGGCATTGCCACCAAAGGCAAGACCAAAGGTACCCAGATCGTCATGAAAAAAGGCGGGAAGTGCTAATGTCTAAACACAAAGTTAAACGCTACGATGTCGGCGGAGACGTCGACGAGCTGGAAGAAGCCAATAAAGGCGAGAACCTCGATACTGAGGCTGGCCCTAAGGCAATGCCTCGCCGACCGGTGAGCCGTACACCAGATTCCGAGCCTTCACGTATGTCGGGCCCGGGCCGCAAGCCCACTCCTCCTGCACCTTACAGCAATGAAGGAAAGGGCGATTCTAAATACCGCAAAGTAGACATGACGCCAGAGAGTCAAGCCATACAGCGTGTTTATCCCGAGCAGTACTTGGTGGGGGGCCCCGGCATTAAGACTATGGCCTCCGCTGCCCAAAACTTAGCCCGTACCGGTGCAAAAGAAGCCCCCGCTGCAGTTAGTGCTGCTCGTGGTGCACTAGACCGTGCCATGGCTGCTGAGCGCGCTGCACCAAAAACTGGCGACATGAGCAAGGTCAACGACGCGCTAAAAGCCTTTAAGAACAAAGGCACCAAGATGGACAAGGAGGCTTGGATGGCTGGACCAAAAGGTCCGCTGGGCCGTAAATCCACTCCACAACCCAAACCACGCCCCAAGACCGCTGCAGAGCGTGAGGCTACTAGCCGCGCAGACACTTTGGATGAAAATGGCGCGGCTATGAAACGTGGCGGCTCGGTCAAAGGCTACGCCAAGGGCGGTTCAGTTAGCTCCGCTTCCTCTCGCGCAGACGGCATTGCTCAACGCGGCAAGACCCGTGGCACGATGTTGTGCAGCGGCGGTATGGCTAAGGGTCGCAAGTGAGAGCCAGTCGCGGCATGGGGGCGATCGCCCCCTCCAAGATGCCCAGCGGTAGCCGCAAAGCACGCCGCGACGATACTGACTTCACGCAGTACGCTGAAGGCGGGCAGGTAGGCTTGTACGCAAACATCAACGCAAAGCGCAAGCGAGGCGCTAAAATGCGCAAACCGGGTACCAAAGGGGCCCCTACCGACCAAGCGTTTATTGACTCGGCCAAAACAGCAAAGAAGTAAACCATGACCGTCTCCGGCACCACAGCGTTCAACCTTGACTTCACAGAGATTGCTGAAGAAGCGTTTGAGCGGGCGGGCCGGGAAATGCGTACTGGCTATGACCTGCGCACTGCGCGTCGATCGTTCAACCTCATGACGATTGAGTGGCAGAACAAGGGCATCAACATGTGGACGATTGAGGAGGGGTACATCAACCTCATCCAAGGGCAAGCCACTTATGACCTACCAGCAGACACCATTGACCTGCTGGAGCATGTGATCCGTACTGGCCAAGGTAACGTATCCACGCAGTCTGACCTGACCATCACACGCATTAGTGTTTCTACCTACGCCACGATCCCCAACAAGCTGCAGCAAGCACGGCCTATCCAAGTTTGGATTGAGCGACTAAGGGATAACCCTAGGATTACTGTGTGGCCTATCCCCGAGCAGGGAACTGTAGCCAGCCCCTATTACGTATTCAAGTACTGGCGTCTGCGCCGCATTGATGATGCGGGTACCGGCGTAAATACTGCTGACGTGAATTTTCGCTTCTTGCCCGCATTAACTGCAGGGCTGGCGTACCACATTGGGTTGAAGATTCCTGAGGCTACAGACCGTATCCCAATGCTTAAGCAGGTGTACGACGAGTCGTTTGAGCTGGCCGCTGGCGAAGACCGCGAGAAAGCCGCCATCCGGTTTGTGCCGCGTCAGATGTTCATCGGCGGAGGCACCTAAATGAGTAACCGGTTCGCTTCCGGTAAAAACAGCATTGCGGAGTGCGACCGTTGTGGACAACGCTACAAACTAAAGCAGCTGAAGAAGGAAGTTATTAAGACCAAGACGTACAATCTCTTGGTTTGCCCGCAGTGCTGGGACCCTGACCAGCCGCAGTTGCAGCTAGGTATGTTCCCTGTGGATGACCCACAGGCAGTGCGAGAACCGCGCAGGGACTCTACCTATGTGCAGGCTGGGGTTAACGTAGCAGGGTTCCCTACCGGGGGCTCCCGAGATTTTCAATGGGGGTGGCGTCCTGTAGGCGGAGCATCCAGTTTTGACGCCGTGCTTACCCCAAACTACTTGGTAGGTACGACAATTGTTGGTACAGTAACCGTAACGGTTTCATAGGAGTTAATCATGGCATACACACGATCCGCAGACGGCGTCGCCAAAAAAGGCAAGACCGACGCTAAAGTTTTCCCCAATAGCGGTCCCGTCTCCAAAACTACTGGCGGCAAGGGCTCGGCTGGTGTAACCGGTAAAGCTATGCGCGCCGTTGGCCGCAACATGGCCCGCGCCATGAACCAAAAGCGAGGCTAATATGGCGAAGCAAAGCATGAAACGAATGGGTAAGGAAGTTGGCCCTGCCAGCTTGTATGCCAAGCCGCACACCATGTCCGGCAAGACCGTACGTGTAGAAGCCAATCCCGGCAAAGAGCCGAACCGCAGCAAGCTGGACACCATGGACGTCAGTCTGGGTCAATTTAGCAACTCCGCTGGTGATGAGAAGGTCAAGACCTCCGGCATCAAGATGCGCGGTACTGGCGCAGCTACCAAAGGAACCATGTCTCGGGGCCCAATGGCGTAATGTATGACCTACGTTGAACTGTGCAACAACATCGCTGACATCTGTGAAAACGTGTTCACGGCGGATGAGTACGCCCTGTTCACAAAGCAGACCGAGCAGCGCATCTACAACACCGTTCAGCTGGCCAACCTGCGTAAAAACGTAACCGGGGCTTTGTCGGCTAGCAACAAGTACTTGTCCTGCCCCGATGACTTCCTGTCAACGTACTCCCTTGCGATCGTGGACGCTTCCGGCAATTACTCGTACCCGCTGAACAAGGATGTGAATTTCATCCGTGAGGCGTACCCCAATGCAACGGCCACCGGGCTGCCCAAGCACTACGCCATTTTTGGCCCACAGTCAGGCGCAGCAACAGAGTTAGCGTTCATCATGGGCCCAACACCCGATGCTGCATACACGGTGGAGCTGCACTATTACTACTACCCACAGTCTATTGTGACTGCCGGTACCTCATGGCTAGGCGACAACTTTGACTCCGCGCTGCTCAACGGTGCACTGGTCGAGGCTATCCGGTTCATGAAGGGTGAGCAAGACTTGGTTACTCTGTATCAAGGCATGTACTCGCAGTCAATAGCGCTGCTTAAAAATCTGGGTGACGGCAAGCAACGTATGGATGCGTATCGTGATGGACAAGTTAGGACGGCGGTGAATTAATGGCTATCGTTCAAACCCAAACTACGTCGTTCAAGGCGGAGCTGTATCAGGGGGTGCACAACCTCCTGACGGATACGCTCAAGATTGCCCTGTACACAGCCAATGCAGACCTGAATGCAGACACTACGGTATATGCCTCAGCCAATGAGGTACCTAACACGGGCACTTATACGGCAGGCGGAACCCAACTGACTGGGGCTACTTTGGGCACCTCGGGGTACATAGCCTACGTAAATTTTGATAACGTGTCTTGGACCGGCGCTATAACCGCCCGGTGTGCTTTGATCTACAACGTAAGTAAGGGCAACAAGTCTGTTGCGGTCCTTGACTTTGGCGCGGATAAGACTTCGGTTACCACGTTCCTCATCACCATGCCCCAGAACACATCAACTACGGCGCTTATCAGGAGCTCAAATTGATTGTCACGACTACCAAAGGCGACATGGATGACTCTTTGCTAGACCACCGGTCTGGAATAGAGGAAAATGAGAACGAGCGCGTGGAGTGGTCAGAATACTGGCTGCTGGACGAATGTGTGCACCGCTCGGTGCACGTAACCCTCAAAAAATACACAGTTACAGGCGAAGCAATAGCAGCGTCTTTCTAAGGAACCCCCGTGGCAAACACTCAAGCAATGTGCACTTCTTTTAAGACCCAGTTGCTGACTGGAACCCACAACTTCGGTACTGCCCCGCTACGCGCAGTCACCACTGCGGATACTTTTTACGCTGCTCTGTATCTGACCACTGCCACACTAGGCGCGGCCACTACTGTTTACACTACCAGCGGCGAGGTATCTAGCTCGGGCACTAACTATACGGCGGGTGGGAACCCCATCAGCGGCTGGGCTACTCCAGCGGCATCCGGTACCACGGCAATCACTACGCCTAGTGCTAGCTTCAGCTGGCCCAACGTAACGCTGTCTACTTCATTTGACACCGTGTTGATCTACAACAATACCCAAGGTGGCAAGGCGGTCAGCGTGCACACTTTCGGAGCCCAGACAATCACTG